TCTATCCAACCTTACATGGATAGGAAAGTGGTCAAAAGGGTAGTCATGACCGTGCCTTATAATGCTAAACCTTACAGCAATCGCGGATACATCCGTGATGCACTTGCTGAGAAAGGTGTAGAAATTAGTAAGGAAGATCTTACTGCTACTGTTAAAGCGGTAAGGGATGCTATGAATGTAGTCGTCCCCGGTCCTATGGCTGTTATGTCATGGATTGAGACTGAGGTAGCTAATGCTATCAAGGCTGGTAAGGAGTTCTTAGAATGGACAACACCTTCTGGTTTTGTTGTTCATCAAAAGTTAAACAAGAAAGAGGTTGTATCCTTACAACTTCAATTATTAGGAGCATGTCGTATGCAGGTAGCTGTAGGCGACACTGATGAGGTTGACATTAACCACCACAAGAACGCAACGGCTCCTAATCTTATTCACAGTCTCGATGCTAGCCTATTACACCTGAGTGTACCACGTTTTGATGCGCCCATTGCTCTCATTCACGATTCTGTGCTTTGTAGAGCAACGGACATGTCTACTCTCAGCACTATTGTGCGAGAAACCTACATGCACCTGTTCGCAGAGCATGATTACTTAGTTGATTTCGCATCTCAAATAGGCGCGGAATCTAAACCACCGATCATTGGCGATCTTAAACCAGAGTCAGTGATTGAATCCACCTACTTTTTCTGTTAATGGCACAAACCGTACACATCACCCAAGAGCCTGTTGTCCTTGAAGGTTATCAGGCTATTCTCAAACCTAGTAAGTTTGGTTACTCGTTGGGTGCATTGATTGATGAGAAGCTTGTTGAAGTTCTGGAGCAAGATCGCACCGAAACTATCAAGTGGGCTGAATCTAAACTGAAGAACCCTAAGCGTTCTACTCTCAAGCCTGAGCCTTGGGAAGAGGTGTCTGAGGGTAAGTACAAAGTTAAATTCTCTTGGAATGATGAGACCAAACCTCCTGTGGTTGACACTGAAGGTACACCCATCACTGATGAGAACATTCCGCTTTACAGTGGTTCTAAAGTTAAGCTGGCATTCCGTCAAAAACCTTACATCCTCAAGGATGGGGTAACGTACGGTACAACGCTTAAGCTTGTAGGTATCCAGGTCGTAGCACTCAACAGCTCTGCTGGTGTAGATGCTGGTGACATGGATGAAACTGAAGTCGCTGCATTGTTCGGTCAAACTAAAGGATTTAAGTCTAACGATCCTGTTGTAACTCCGGCTGCTGAAGTAGCAGCAGATGACGACTTCTGATGTATCGCTCAGGCTTAGAGGGTAAGGTCGCTGACCTTCTCTCTAGCTTGAAAGTTAAATACGAATACGAATCACGTAAACTCGCATACGTTCTTGAATGCAACTACATCCCCGACTTTCTTTTGCCGAATGGTGTCTTTCTCGAAGTGAAGGGACGCCTGACAAGCGAGGATCGCCGCAAGATGATCGCAGTAAAGAAGAGCAATCCCGACTTAGATATTCGCTTCGTCTTTCAAGCACCCTTTAATAAAATCTACAAAGGGTCCAAAACCACCTATGCGAAGTGGTGCGAAAAGCACGGCTTCCCATGGACTTCATACACATCCATCCCAATTTCATGGCTAACCTAAAGTACGGTACTCCTGAATACTACGCTGACCTGTTTGCAGATACCCTTGCAGATGTAGACGCTGAAGAACCAGGAACTGTTGACAACATCTTGAGTGGCTTCTACGTTGCTCTGAACGAATGGTTTGATTATCACGAACAACAAGCTAATGCATACGCAGAACTCCGAGTCCGAGTTCGTGAGGCACTTGCCATGTAATAACTGTGGGTCGTCTGATGCAAACTCCTTGTATTCAGACGGCCACACTTTTTGCTTTTCATGCAATTCGTACGGTCACACTGAAGAAGTTGTTCACAATCATAAAATGCCGACCAATGTACAATTACGTGGCTCAGCCGAACGGCTGCAGAAACGACGAATCTCCGAGAAAGTCTGTCAAAAGTACAGAATCCACAAAGACGGAGACGTTCTACGCTTCTATTATTTCAGCGAGTCTGGAGTACTTGAAGGTTGTAAAGTAAAAACTAAAGACAAAGTATTCACCTATGAAGGATCAGTCCCAGGCACTCTCTTTGGACAACATTTGTTTCCCGCCACTGGAAAACGAGTCGTCATCACTGAAGGAGAACTCGATGCGGCTTCATGTCAAGAAGCTATGCCGGGGTGGCCGATGGTATCTCTACCTAGCGGTGCCGCTGCGGCAAAGAAGTCGGTTCAACGGGCTATCCCCTGGCTCCAGGGTTATGAGGAGATTGTCCTGTTCTTCGACAATGACGAGGCAGGCCGTAAGGCGACGGAGGAAGCAGCAAGCGTACTCCCACCTGGCAAGTGCAAGATCGCATCACTCCCGAATGATTACAAAGATGCGTCAGACGCCCTCGTTGCCAATGACTCTCAAGCGATTCGTGAGGCTATTTGGAATGCAAAACCTTACCGTCCAGATGGGATCGTTGATGGGAAGTCACTCCTAGAACTTGTAACCACTCCTACACCGCCTGCTAATCATGACTACCCATTCATCGGACTCCAAAACAAACTTCACGGTATTAGATACGGAGAGCTTGTTACAATCACTGCTGGATCTGGTATCGGCAAGTCCTCATTCTGTAGGGAGCTTGCAACTCATCTTTTGCAAAGAGGAGAACGGGTCGGTTATTTGGCTCTTGAAGAATCAAATAGGAGAACTGCTCTCGGACTAATGTCCGCTGCTGTTGGAAAATCACTACACATTGGAGAACATGACCGAGCTACTCTCACCCAAGCGTATCAGGATACTCTTGCTAACTGGAATCTCTTTCTTTTCGACGGCTTTGGTTCTTTTGATCCTGATCTCATCTACAACCGAATTGAGTACCTGGCAACAGGTCTTGATGCGAGGGTCATCTTTCTAGATCACCTTTCTATCTTGTTGAGTGGTCTTGACGGTGATGAACGCCGCATGATCGATACTACTATGACTCGCCTACGCTCTCTTGTAGAACGTACGGGCATTGCAATGTTCCTCGTCTCCCACCTCAGGCGAACATCTAACGATACTAACCACGAGGAAGGAGCCCGTGTTACACTTGGACAGCTGCGCGGAAGCGCGGCAATTGCACAACTCTCTGACGGAGTTATTGCACTCGAACGCGATCAACAGGCCACAGCTGGAGGAAGTAATACAACAGTGCGAGTCCTTAAAAATCGCTATTCGGGCGAAGTTGGTATCGCGTGTAATCTGAGCTATGATCTATCCACCTGTAAATTCAATGAAACTCAACCAGAACCAGAGTTCGACGCAACCACAGACTTTTGAAGCAATCCTGTATATGGATAGCGGTCTTCACGTCGTCAAACCAAACCCTCCCACCCCTGAAGCTGTAGCTAAAGCACAATTCGTTGACAAGACGTATCAATGGAAGGGTGCTGCTTCCCATAAGGAATGACTACCCTAATCTTTGACTTAGAAACTAACGGACTACTGAATGATCTTACCTGCATTCACTGTTTGGTCATCTATGATCTCGAAGCTGACCAGACCCTATGTTACAACGATCAAGGTAACAAAGAGCCTGTTGTCCGGGGCATTGAACGTCTTGAAGACGCAGACACTATCGTGGGTCATAACATTATTAACTACGATATTCCTGCTATCTCTAAGCTATATCCTTGGTTTCAAAACACTGGTAGGGTTCTGGATACTCTGGTCCTTAGCCGTTTGTATCACGCTGATATTCTAACCATTGATAAGAAGCGCAGATGGGATCATATGCCGTCGCAGTTGTATGGACGCCATTCACTTGAAGCGTACGGCTATCGTCTGGGAGAATACAAAGGATGCTACGGTAAAACAACCGACTGGAAAGATTGGACACAAGAGATGGAAGACTACTGTGTTCAAGACGTAAACGTTACTAAAAAACTATGCAACCATTTCCACCCATACCTGATTGGGTCACGCTAGAGCATAGAGTTGCACAAATTCTCACCCAACAAGAACTGCATGGCTGGTACTTCGACGAGCGACAGGCATACGAGCTTGAGTCTACTCTCAGAAGCGAACTGGAATCTACTACAAGATCACTACGAGAAAGGTATCCTCTCGTTGCAGGATCGGAATTTACTCCTAAGCGAAATAACAAAACTTCTGGCTATGTTGAAGGATGCGCCTTCACAAGACTTAAGGAGTTCAATCCCACAAGCAGGGATCACATAGCTTGGGTAATGCAGCAGCATTGCGGTTGGACACCAACTGAGTTTACTGATAAAGGTAAGCCTACTATTGATGAAGTTGTATTGAAGGACATAGGTACGCCTATTGCTCTTGATTTCTTCCGTTGCTTAGAACTAACTAAATCACTTGGCATGTTGTCTGAAGGCATCAATGCCTGGCTGAAGTTAGTACGAGGTAACCGTATTCATCACCACTGTTCAGTTGCTACTAACACCTTTCGTTGTGCTCACCGCAAACCTAATCTTGCCCAAGTCCCCAGTGATGCAGAATTTCGACGACTCTTTAGAGCCACGCCCGGCCTTGTTATGGTCGGCGCTGACCTTGCTGGTATTGAACTCCGCATGTTGGCTCATTATCTGGCTCGTTATGACGAAGGCCGTTATGCCGATGTTCTCCTCAACGGTGACATTCACCAAGAAAATGCTGACAAGATCGGCATTAGTCGTAAACAAGTAAAGACAGTTACCTATGCCTTTTTATACGGGGCTGGCGATGCCAAGCTGGGAAGAAGCTATGATCCGCAACTCTCAGAAAAAGAAGCAAAGAAGAAGGGCAAGGAGATACGCCAGGCTTACATGGATGCAGTTCCTGGACTTGAGAAGCTGGTTACTGCGGTTAAGTCCAAGGC